TTTTACTGGATCCACACCATGGCCAGTTGAAGGAGGTAATACAGGCCTAGCTGTAGCATCACTACCACCACCATTAGAAATAATTACAGAAGCCACTGTGTAACCAGCACCTTTATTAGATAAAGTAATTGCTGTTACTGCGCCATTAGAAATTGTAGCTGTGGCCACTGCATCTGTGGTACCATTACCAGTAATTTCTACATCAGGCGCCGATGTATAACCAGTTCCACCTGCTGTTATTTCAATTCTTTCAATACCACCTGCAACTGTTGCAGATGCTGAAGCTTTTTGGTTTAGGTATTGTGCGTAATCACCTTCACTTAAAGCTGCTTCTGCTGCTGCGTCATTGGCAAAAGAACCTACATTAATAGTTTTAACAGGCATATAAGATGTTGTTAGGAATTTTTCTGCATCGGCGACGGAAACCGTATACATATATTTCCAAATATAACCATCAGATTCTGCTGTTGGTGATGTTAATGTTTGAGTTGGCTCTTGAGTTGAAGCTATAGCTGGCGCAAATATACACTTATATACTTTAAACTCTGAAGTAATTACATAAAACTTTTTATCAAAAATCGCTGGATCATTAGAATCCCACGCTTCATATACTGTTCCAGTTGTCCAACTATGTCTTGGTACAACGTGCGATACATCAGCCGATCCTAAAAGCTTCATCGCAAATAAGTTTTCTCTAGCTTCTGTTAAAGCATCTAGATGATCATAAGGTACAAATGGATCTGCATCTGAAGTATCAGATGTTGCGTTTGACCACGCATCAGATTTACCAATACCTAAATAAACACTAGTACCACTAGCTGAGATATCCTCTTTAAAATTTTCTGCATTCAGAGTTCTGAATTTGGAAGTTACTATTGCCGTCATTTTTCTTTCCTATAATTAGTTCTTGTGAATGAATGAACTCACGTTATATTTATTTATATCATTTGTAGATGTACTTTGTAATTCTATATCACCAATAGTTTGAAATGTTTCGTTAAAGTCATATATCATGGTTCCATCTAAAAACTTTTTCTTTTGATTAAAATAGTTGTTTTCAACTCTTGTTCTATAGCCACTTGCAACAGAAGTTACACTATATCCACCCATAGTTTTATCTGTTGCGGGGGTGGATTGAGATATTGTCCAGTTTTGACCTGACGTTAAAACACCAAGTCTTAAAGTTTCTGCAGATCCACTTGGAGCTGCATATAATGTTCTACCTCTAACTGAAGGATTTGATTGTACTGGATTATTTATCTTAGTAAATACTGGATCAACATTTGTATGATTAAACTCTATTTGTTTTTTAACTGGAGTTGATTTAGCTCTATCTTCATTTTTAGCTTGAGAAGATAAATATATTCCTGGCTCATTAATATATCCAAATCCTGGATTCGTAATAGTAGCAGAAGCAATTGGTGAAGGTACTAAGAATGCTTTTGCTGTAGCATTCCCAGGAAGCGTAACTGATGGAACGTCGGTATATCCAGATCCTTTATATAATAATTTAATACTTGTAACAGATCCATCTTCTACTTCAGCTAAAGCTCTAGGATAATCCCATTTAACTGTAATAGAAACATTATCAATATAAACAATACCATCGTTACCATCACCTTGGAAACCAACATAATCTTCATTGGTTGGAGTACTAGCACTAATGTTATATTCAAATTCGTAATCAGCCCAATCGGTTGTTAGTGTCTTTTGTTGCCAACCAGAATTACCGTGCTGGCTTGTGGAGTACGCCATCTTAAAGAATGAAGCTCCATTACTAGAAGCTTTCTTAGCTCTTACTTTTACTTTAATTCTATTCCCAGGAAGACGTGACACAAACTCAGGAGCATCTAATTTTAATCTAGCAACAGCTCCACCAATACTTCCGGAAGCATCAGTATCTAAAGTACTGGTTTGAACCTTTAATGATTTAGATCCAGTGTCAGCTTCGGTTGAATCAATAGAAACAGTGTGGTGGCCACCTTGTGCTCTCCAGCTATTATAATTTGCAGTACTAACACTAGCATTTTCAAAGTCTTCACTAAAGAATGGCTGAGCTGTAAAATGAGTTTCAGGTTGAGAGAATACAACATTAGGAACTGCAGTATATCCTGATCCAACATGGCTAATTTCAATTTTTTGAACTGGTGTTGGCTCTAAAACATATTTACCAGTTGCAGTTACGTTTGTTGATAATAAAACTCCATCACCATCTTTTGATGTAGGTTCTCCAAATATAATTCCAGGTGGAACTGAATATTCTTTTGAAGTATCAGCTAAAACCGCAATAGAAGCTACTTTAGAAATATTTGGATTGGCTGCAACATTAGCAAACGCTGAAGAATAATTATCCCCAGCATTAACTATAGTAGTACCAACCACTTTACCATTTGAATCAATGGTAGTTGTAATTGTAGCTTGTGAAATTGTTTGACCACTTAATGCCACACCATTAATTACAACTGTTGGAGCTGTAGCATATCCAAACCCAGGCTCTACTATTTCAACTCCTGTAATTGATCCATAATTTGCATCTGATGAAGTTGACTCTACAGTTAAAGATAATCTAGCTGATTTGTGAATTTCAATTTCGGTTGAAGGTAAGAAAGCCGCAACAAATGCTTCTACTAATAAAGGAATATCTTCAATACCAATAACGCCCGGCTGAAGATCTGGCATAGAAGATAATGTTATTCTATTGGTTCTTCCATATCCAACAAATTTTTCTCCAGTTGGTAAACCATGCTTAGGACCACCAATATAAAATAATTCTCTTTCTTCTTTAGTATCATCTCCTAACTCATCTCTTGTAGCAAATAACTGCAATAAAATTTCAGCAAAGAATTTAAAACCAGCTGGGTGAACCAATCTAGCAAATACATCTTTCCAAGCAGATAAACTTTGACCAGTTCTAATTAAGTAAGAAAACTTTTGATACTTTAATGAATCTTGAATTTTAATATTATCTGATAAGAAACCTTTATTATCTAGATAAATACCACCCTTTGGTAAATTAGGATTTACCTCCCAATTACCAGATGAAGGAATAAGAGTTTCATTCCATGGATATTCTACTTCTACCACGTCATCAAATAATAATCTAAAAAATATTTCAATAGAATCTGATGAACCTCTTACTTTATAATATTCAACAATCTTTTTATAAAGGTTCTTTTTATTTGGAGTTTGTAGATTACGTGGAATAACTGCAGCAATTTCTTTTTGAATTAGCTCCAAATATAAATCACTGGTGTAATCAATATCCATTGCTTCTTCAATTGTGTTAAGAGAATATGAAGACCCTGGACCAGCCCAATATTTAATTGGAGTTCTAATTTTTGCGATTTGAGTATTATAAGATGTCAATCCACTAATGTTAAATGTTTTACCAATGGCAGAAGTAGAATCAGCTAATGACCCCGGAAGATTATTACCATTTGTAATATTAACGCCAAATGATGAAATATCTAATGTAGTAACATTTCCATCTGAATCAGTAACAGTTAAAGTTGTATTTGCTCCATCGTCATCAGTAAAAAAATGATCGTTTTGATTTAATGGATCGTTTACTCTAAATACAGCTTTACCATCTAAAATAACATCTTGATATTCTTCATATTCCTGATATATGAACTCATCCAAATTCATATAAGTATAATAAGCTTCTAATAAAACTTGAATACCTGCAGAATTTTCCAATACATTTTCTGGTATTAATTCATCAGTTCTTAAATTTTCTTTTGTCTTTCTTTTAGAAGATGCAACCGATTGAATATATCCAGGTGAAGATATATCAGATGTAAATAATGTATTATTTGGATCGTGAGTTCCAGCCATAATTATCTAAGCCTTGAGGTCGTTGTATAATCAATTATACCTGAAGACCCGGATAGAGAAATGGTATCAACAGAAGGTGTGATATTAACTCTTACTGGATCAATAGCAACTAATTGATCTCTCTTTGGAGCTATGTCTAAAGAGTTTGGTGTAACTGTAATTCTAATTGTATCAGATGAAGCATTATCTGGCGTGAAATTATTTAAAATAACTTTACCTTTTATAACATCAATAATACCACAATCGTTAATTACTGTAATATTATTTTCACCAACCTTTTTATATGCAATAACTTTTCTATTTGTAGAATTAACAATTGGTACATCACCAAAGTATACTGTTTCTCCATTAATTAAAAACTCAGTAGAGTTTAAAATAAAGTTATCTGAAGATCCAGATTGATAGAATGAAGATGCAAAATTTAATTCAAAGTTATTTGGTTTATTAGCACTTTGTTTATTTGGAGTAATTGTTTTAAACATGTATGGTCTTATAGTAGAGTTTTGAATTGCTGGATCAGCTGAATCAATAGCTCTTAATAATTGCGAATGTCTAAATACTCCATCAAATTTATTTAACTCATTAAAGTTATAGTCTGAAATAGTATCTCTTACAACAGCTTGTAACTCAACAGCTGTTCTATCTGTAAGGTTTGGATTATATTTAAAGAAGCAATCTATTTCTAAATAAGTATAGTTTGGATCTACAATATAAGGAGTAATAGATACAACGCTCTTACCTTTTAGAATAGTATTTTTAATTTCTATTTTTTCAGCTTCTGTAAGTTTTTCATTTACGATAGGTTTGATTGAAATATATACAGCACCATAATCAGGTGGATCATTATCTTCACCACCCCATGTAGAAATAGAATTAATATTTGTAAACTCTTTCTTAATAATAGCTCTATAATCATCTGAAGTTACAGCTCTATTTTGAGATGTAAATGATAATGGAGCATTAAATCTTATTGACTCAGTTGTTTCTTTTTCAGTACCACCATTAGCCTTTGATAAAGTTTCTACTGAAATATTAGAAAATCCACCAATGTTATCTAGTTTAGTAAATACGTTTGCACCATTTGATTCATCGCCTTTTGTGAAGACATAATCCAATGTTACAATATTATTATTTTGTGGTTTCTTACCTGTTACACCATCACCAAAATAAACTTCAAAATATTCATTTGAGTTTTCTTGAATGTAATATACTCTACTTGAAGAATCAACATTTAATAATGATTCAAATTGAGTATAGTTATCAAAACCAGATGAAAGCTCATTAGCCTGAATTAATACTTTTAATGTTGAAGTATCTGCATCATCATCTGATAACTGGAATTTTTGACTTTCAATATCATTGTCTACTCTATACTTTAGAGTTTTTCTTGTTCCTTCTACAATAGTAACATTGTCAAATATAAATTTATTATCATTATTAAGAATAGCTGATTGCTCTTCTAAAACAACATATCTATATTCTACGCCAGATACTTGAGTTTTAAATTTAGTACCACGTGGCAAACTTAATACAGTTGGAATAGTACCATTTTCATTTGAAACATCTACGGTAATTTTAATTGTGGCTCTTGGCGCTAATACTGAACGAGGAGTATAACCAAGAAGCTTAGCTCTAGTAACAACGTTACCACGAATTTGAGCAGAATCAAGAAAGGCTTCATTCAATGCAAAGTGTGCTGCCATAGCATTGTAATGAGTATTATAAGCTAATACGTCTAAAAGAGTTGATAACCCAGAACCCTCAAAGTCATAGTCATTAAATTGAGACTGTGTCTTTAAATAGTTTTTTAGATTCTTTTTAATTTGATCAAAATCTAATTCTGTTACATTTAAATTTGTTGCCATAGGTTTACCTTATACGCCTTAATACGATATTTACTGAATCTAATTTATCGTATTGTTTGATTCTAAATTTTACTGTAATGTCATATGCATTATCATCAGGTTTATCTTTAATATCAATAAAAACAATTTCAACTCTTGGCTCGTAATCTGTAATTACATCAATAATATTATCTCTTAAAGCCATAATAGTAATTGCATCTGCTGGCTCAAATAATAATCCTCTTAGATTAGCACCGAGTTCTGGTTGAAATGGTCTTTCAAAAAAGTTTGTTAGTAATAAATTTTTAATTGAATTTCTTAAAGCTGCATCATCCTTAAGTGGTACAATATCTTTTCTTACAGGATGCAGCGTAAGAGCCAAATTTAAATCTGCCCAAGGTTTACTCTTTCCAACGCCAGATGATTTACCACTTTCGATTTTGGAAACAGACTGATCTGATAAAATTAATGTACTAGCCATATAACTATTTATACCTCTTTAGCCGCTGCTTTTGCAGCATATCTTGCTACACCTTCTTTAGCCGCTGTCGCAAAATCAGATGCTCCAGCATATTGATTTGAAAATTTATCCTTTAATAAATTATAAGTTACTTCAAATTCAGCGCCTTGATCAAAATTCCATTCAGCCTTTGGATATTTACTTTTTAATTTATTTTGTCTTTGAGTTAAATCTTCTCGCGTGTAAGTAAATTTGTGAGGTTGAGTTTCACCAGCAACTTTATATAAATGAAACCAGAACTCAGGCCATGTGGCATCAAAAAATCTTTGATTCTTTTTCTTTGATCCAAATCCAGAAAAGATACTACCAGCATTTGCAGGAGCCGCTAACCATTTTACAGTATTACGATAAGCATGATTTATTAATGCTCTATTTAATTCATAAACATCTTTTTCAATTACGGGGGTGGGCTCTTCAGCAACGGGTGGTTCCTCAGGAACTTTAGGTTCACTGGGTTGTTCCTTGACTGTACCATCTTCGCTGGCTTCTACATTTGGTATAAGACCACAAACATCAGACTTTGCTGAGTTAATGAGATCATTAGGATCTACATCGCCAAGTCCAAGTTTACCTAATAAGCTTTCTTCATTTAATCCAAGATCAGCTAGTAGTTTTTCAAGGTTTGGAACAGCACCTTCAAACTTAGCTTTTAATTCTGCTATTTTACTTGATACATCGAGAGGATTTTTAATACCAGACAATTCATTAATTTTATCTTGTAGGCTTTCAACTTTTGGAAGGGTTGGTTTAAAAGATTCTAGCTCACCTTTCATTTCATCGAGCTTACTGGTAAGATCACCAAGGGCGTCCTTGCCCTCCTTCAGTTTGGCATTTAATTCGTTTTGTTTATCTTTTAATGCATCTAATGCTGTATTACTACCGCAACTCATTTTAGTCTCCTACATTTACATTACCACTACCGTTAGACGTATGTCCACAAGTAGCAGAATCACCAGCATTCACGACGGCTGTACCACCAATAAAAACGCTATTACTTCCGGCCGTCATTGTCGGAGCAGCATGTGGTCCACTACCATGGCCGGCTACACTATCGCCATCAACAATAATATTTTTACTGTTGGCCTTGACGGTAGACTGACTACTTGAAATACTTCCTCCAGCTGAGTCTCCGTTTCTTGTTACGCCTGGCATATGCTCTCCTAGTTTAAATTAATTGTCGGCGCATCTAAGTCTAGTTCAGTCGAAGCATCTAGATCTAATGTACCTGTAATATTTGTTGTTTGGTTACTACCGTATGTCTCTGTTACTTGACCATCGATTACTTCTCCTAGAGTACCTGTCACTCCAATTGACTGGTTAGCATTGACAGTCAAAGCATAATTACCAAGAGAGGTATGACTAAATGTACCAGCGTTCATGACACTCTTATCATTGAGGACGGTTGTCGACATATCGTTTGTTACCGAGGTGGTAAAGTTGTTACCTACAGTTAACAGTTTGTCGTTAATAATATTGACGGTCTGATTATTCATTACACTCAGATTATCGTCCACGCCTATATTTGTCGATCGGCTTCGGACCACTTCAGTCTCATGGTTACCGCCGATCATTTGCTGTAAGGAACCTTTAATATTCATTGTCATATCTTTCTCGACCTGTAAATGATAATTACCATAGACCATCTGACGAAGATCGCCGTCGACCGTCATATTACAATTACCTTTAATATGAATATTCTTATTGTTAATCACGACCTCGTAATCGTCACCGACTATTTTAACTTGGCGAGTTCCGTCATTATAGATTTCTTCATAGGAACCGGAAGTATGTAATCGATGAGTACGTTCATATCCGGGAGTATCGTCGATCTCGGTAATATGTCCTGATTCAGATTCGTTTACTTTATTATATGGATAGTCAGGGATGTGTTCATTCATCGGAGAGAGTTCGGACCAGGGCTGTTCTGCATAGAAAGCGTCGGCCTTATTCTCAGCCACGGAAGGAATTTTTGCAGGGACCGCGGTCTGTACGACCGGAGGAGTTTCGCCCTTACGAGCATCCATTGCATTTGAAACGGAATAGTAATCC